AAACCAACGAAGAAGCCCAGGAAACCGAAGAAGCCGAAACCACGCCCGAAGCCCAAACCCAAACCCAAGCCGAAACCCAAGCCCAAGCCGAAGAAGCCCAGTAGGGCCACTGGCGGGATGTCGCAGCTCGGCAAAAACGAGATTTCGCAACTCGAAGCGATCGGTTATATCGACAAGCCGAAGTAGATGACGTCAGCCCTCACCGATGAGACTCCGATTGCGAAGGGCATTCGCCTCGCCGAAGACATTCAGACGGACAATGCCCGGACAAGGGCCGCCGATCTGGCTCCCAAAGCCATTGACACGCTCGAAAAACTCATGGCCGGAAGGGCCATCAGCCGGGGTGGGGATAAGCCCTCGCCATCCGTCTCGCTGACCGCCGCCAAGGAAATACTGGCGCAAGCCCTCGGTCGGCCCGAAACACGCGATCCACGTACCAGCGACCTGGGCGATCGAATCTCGATCACAGTCCTGAACCTCTCGACGGGCACCCGTGAGCCAGTCGATATCACGGTCAGGGCCGAGCTTGAACGCTTCGATATCCCTGAGGACACGCGGACCCAGGCAGCCAAGGCGATCGAGCTGGCGGAACGCATCCAGGAAGAGGTGAAAAAATGAAGATTGACCATGGGCCGACGACTCATGGCGGGTACAGGCTGGTCTTCGATGCCGAAATAGAGATTTGGATCACCGCTGTCATCCTGAAAATGCCGGTGGAACCCCTCAAATGCTGGGTCGCAGAAACACTCGACCGGATGGTGAGACAGCGCCAGATCGACGAGGAGTCTGCGGTGTTGGGATTCCACTTCATTATGGATTACGTTGCGGCCAATGCACAGAACGATTCAAATGAAGCTGAGAAGTTGGAGGTGGTGGGGTGAGCAGGCGGCACACATCGCCATCGGTGGTGTCATTGCGGCCGGGATCTCGGCGATTGTTTTCGCCATACCTAGTCAGGTCGCCCTCATTGCCGTCGTCGCCCAATTTGCCGGTTCGACGGCGGGTGTTGTTCGTGAGATCCTCCAGAACTGGGGTGACGACTTCTGCGACAACGACACAGTTGATTCGAATTTTGACTCGCTGGCTTTCACGATAGGGGCAGCCCTGGTCGCCATCCCGGTGGCGGTCTTCGCCTGATGCCCGACATTGAGATCGTCATCCCCTACCACTGGAAGCCCCGAGAATATCAACTCCCCGCGTGGGAAGCCCTGGAATCCGGGATCAAGCGGGCGTGCCTGATTTGGCATCGGCGGGCTGGCAAGGATCTGTTCTGCGTGAACTGGATCGCGGCCCAGGCCATGCGCCGGATCGGTGCCTACTGGCACATTTTCCCCTCGTACAAACAGGGCCGGAAGGTCGCATGGGAGGGAAAAACCAAGACGGGACGGGCGTTTATCGACCATTTCCCTAAGGAAATAATCTCCAGATACCGCGATCAGGAGATGACCATCGAGTTCGTGAATGGCTCGACCTACACGATCGTCGGCGCGGACAACCCGGACAGCCAAGTCGGGACTGGCGCTGTCGGGATGGTCTTCTCGGAGTGGGCCGTCATGCAGGACCCGGCGATATGGACCCTGCTGCGCCCGATCCTCCTCGAAAATGATGGCTGGGCCATCTTCATCACGACGCCGCGTGGCCGAAACCATTGCTACAAGATGTATCAGCGCGGCAAGGACAGGAAAAACTGGTTCGTACAGATTCTCACCATCGACGAGACCAAGTGCATCACCGAGGAGCAGATTCAGGAGGAGCGTGACGACGGGATGCCGGAGGAGATGATCCAGCAGGAGTTCTACTGCTCATTCGACGCCGCCCTGGTCAATTCTTTCTACGGCGATGTGATGACCAAGGCCATGAAAGACGGTCGCATCGGCAATTTCCCGCCCGATCCCAAGATCCCGGTGGAGACATGGTGGGACCTGGGGATGGCCGATCAGACCTCAATTTGGTTCATGCAACGGCACTACGGGCAATATCGAGCGGTCGATTATCACTTCGCATCCGGTGTCGGGATGTCTCATTACACGCAGATTCTTCAACAAAAACAAGAGGAAAACGGCTGGACGTATCGTGAGCATCTCCTTCCGCACGATGCCTCCGTCCGAGAATTGGGCACGGGCATGTCGCGTATCGAGACGATGCGGTCGTTGGGCGTGCGGAACGTCCGGGTGATCCCGCGCCTCTCGCTCCAGGATGGCGTCAATGCCGTTCGGAACGTGATCCCGATGACGTTCTTCCACGAGCCCAAGTGTGAAACCGGCATCGAGGGCCTACGGCAGTATTCCAAAAAGCGCCTTGAGGGTGCCGAAGACCCGGACGGGAACGCGATTTTCACGAATGACCCGCTCCACAACTGGGCATCTCATCCTGCGGATGCGTTCAGGACCGGGTGCGTCGGTGGTCGCATCCTGCGGGGGGACACACCGAAGATCCTTCACCCCAAAATCGCAATAGTATGAGGCCAAATGGCATATCATAAAACGCTACTTCTCATGCGTCGGACAATGGATGAATGGAAACGTGAACTCCGAGTCATGATCGCAGCTAACACGGACGAAATCGCCGAAGTGAGGCGGGAACTGGACAAATTCCGAATGTCCATCCATCATCCGAGGGTGGAAGACCCCGGAAAGTCTTCTAAACCGCTCAAGATCCCGCCGAAACCAGAGGTCATGAGCTAGGAGCTGATATGGCACACGAAGCGGTCGAGCAAACGTATGGTCCGAGCGAGGGCCATCGCCCCATGCGGCCACTGAGCCAGGACGAGGTGAAGTCGATCGTCTCCCACGAGATCATGGATTCACACGGGGCGATATCGGCTGGCAGCCAGATATCCGAAGAGAGGCGGAAAGCCCTCAGATACTACTACGGTCGATCATTTGGTAATGAGGTGGAGGGTCGCAGTCAGGTCGTGTTGACGGAAGTCGCCGACACGATCCATTGGATGATGCCGTCCCTGATGAGAATGTTCTTCGGCCCCAATACGACATGGGTGTTCGAACCGAGCAACCCGGATGAAATTGAAGCCGCCGAAGAGGCCACGGCCTATGTCAATGCGACGTTCCGCGATGACATGAACGGCTACCAGATTCTATACGACTGGTTCTTCACCGCGCTCCTTGAGAAGAACGGTTTTGTCATCGCCTACTACGAGGAGAAGATCGAGCCGAGGAAGGAGACGTTCTACGGTCTGTCGCCGGAAGAGTTTCAGATGCTCATCGAGGATGGTCGCAATGGTGAGGTGATCGAGTTCTCCCAAAACGAAGATGAGTTCATCGAGGGACCGGACGGACCCGTGCCACTCATCGACTGCACAATCCAATACAACAACAAGGTCGGCAAGATCAAGGTTGACGGCATCCCGCCCGAAGAGGCGCTAGTCGCCCGACGCACGATCATACTTGATGATGATGCGAAATTCTGCGGTCAACGCAAGAAGATGACCGTATCCGATCTGATCGCGATGGGATACGACCCGAAGATGGTCGATGAGTTGCCCACCGATGAATCACCTGAATTTTCACAGGGCCGCACCATCCGACTGTCCGAAGAGGAGACATTCCCGATCTCCACGGCAGAGCGCGCGGATGCGGCATCGCGTGAAATCTGGGTGAACAACTGCTTCCTGCGCATCGACGAGGATGGCGATGGATACGCCGAACTACGCAACATCGTGGTCGTCGGCGATACCTCGATGGAGATCATATCCGACGAAGAAGTGAACTGGATGCCCATCTCGTCATTGACGGCTGTCCCTGTTCCGCACAAGTTCTTCGGTCAATCCGTGGCCGATCTGGTTGGCGACCTGCAAGTGATTCGATCGACGCTGATGCGCCAGATGCTCGACAATATCTACTTGCAGAACAATTCACGGCATGTTGTCATCGAGGGCGCTGTTGAAATTGACGATCTGCTGACGTCGTATCCCGGCGGGGTTATTCGCGCCACGATGCCGGATGCGGTAACCCCTTTGATAACCCAGCCTCTCGGGCCAGCAGCCATGCAGATGATGGAGTACCTGGAAGACATCCGCGAAGTACGGACGGGTGTGACACGGTACTCACAAGGGCTCGATGCTGGGTCACTCAATGCCACCGCGACCGGCGTTTCAGCGATCATGTCCGCATCGCACGCGCGCATTGAACTCATCGCCAGGACATTCGCCGAAACGGGCATGAAGCAACTCGGCAGAAACCTGCTCCGTCTCATGAAGGAGAACTACACGAAGCCGCGTCGCGTCAAACTGCGCGGCAAGTGGACAAATATCGACCCGTCCAAGTGGAATGAGAACATGACCGTCAAGGTCAAGGTTGGACTTGGCGTCGGTGCAGCATCGGAGCGTATCGGGTTCGTCATGCAGGTCTTGGGCCTGCAAAAAGAATTGATGAAGACCGGCGGCAAGGGCATGGTCTCGCAGGACAACGTGTACCGCGCGGCATCGGAAATCACGGAAGCCATGGGGTTCCAGTTGACCGATATGTTCTTCACGGACCCCAATGGCCAGCAATGGCCTGAGGAACCGCCCAACCCGAAGATCCTCGAATCAGAGCGACGTTCGAAAGAGGACTCTGGCCGTCTCAAGCTGGACTTCGCGAAGATCGCTGATGATGTCGAAAACAATGATGACATGATGAAATTCCGGTACAAGGAACTTGAAGACAGGATCAAGGTCGATCGGGAACGAATCGAGATGGAAGAACGCGTCAGGATGGCGCAGGTAAAAGCCCAGGTCCCCAATACGAGGAGTGACGATGACGACGGACCATCTGCATCCGAGTGATTCTGATGCGAAGCTCGTAATCAGTGACGAGGCTCGTTATGTGCTGGAACTGCCGATCGTCCAGGCCGCTTTCCAGAAGGTCGCGCAGGATTATCAGAGGATGTGGATTGGCTCTGAGCCCGATCAGGCTGATGTACGCGAAGAGGCATACAAGATGCTGCGCGTACTGACCGATTTCAGAAAAGTCTTGACAACTGCCTTGAACACGGGAAAGATGATTAAATCGAAGAAGGCCCTAGAGACGGCTCAACGTACTCGACTAGAGGAGTTCGACATAGCAGATGGCCGAAGGGATTTCGGAAGATGAAGCGACCGATCTCATTGCCTCGATCCTGAACGACGACGGCGATCTAGCAACGAACGACCCGAATAACAACGACACGCAATCAGAAAAAAAGAGTGATAAGCACCTCGAACTTGTTGAGGATGACGATCCCGAAGAGGGCGACGTTACCGAGGATGAGTCTGGCGAAGAAGACCCAGGCGAGGGTGGCGAAGCCGAGGGCGAGAGTGCTGAGGAAAGCCTTCTTGCCGCCTCCGACGAGGACGATGAGATCCGCTCGATTGCCGATCTGGCTACCGCGTTCGAGGTCGGAGAAGACGACCTGCTGGAAGCGATTGAGCTAGAGGATCG